CGGCGTCGGTTCATCCAACACCGTCCCGTGCCGCTTCATCATATCCGCGTCGTCGGCCTTAATGGGGAACGGAGTCCCAGCCTCATAAAACTGGTCGCCATAGCACACGCGGTAATTTGGAATAAACTTCATGCTGCCTCCCGCTTTTTTAGCTCTCAAATGTGGCCCCAGCAAAATTGAACTTCACAACACTGCTGTCATCCACAAGGACTTCAAAGGTGTCATCCTTTGTTACCCGGAAAATAATGTCCGGGTCAAATGCGATGCCCTGTTTGGTTGGAACCCCATTTTTCTTAAAGGTCATCTTGCTTCCAGTTTTCGTCAGGTGAAACGGGAAATAGTACCCACTGTCTTCTCCAGGGATAGAACTGAACTCAGAGTAACCAGTCACATGATGGAATGTACCCGTGACAAACCCGTCAGCATATACCTTCAGGTCATCTCCTACCAGTTCGGACACCTGCTTCCCCAATAGGGTCTGACTGCCGGGGAAAATGGTTAGAGTGTCAGACCCGATTATTCCCCCAGGACGTTGAGCACCGCCACCTCGTCCATGCGCTCGAAGGAGGGCAGGACGATTTCAGACGCAAAGGTGTTGATATTTACAGGATGCTCCTGAAGAATACGGGTAATCGCAACGCCTGTATTCACAATGGAAACTTCGGCGCCGGAGGCTCCTTGAAGGTCTGCCTCCTCGGGAGTGGTGCCATACCAAGTACTACCAAGAGCACCGTCAGGAATCAAACAAACATAGCCATTGGGCACAAATGCATGGGCAACCTTGTCCTCGTCCCGGAACTGCTTGTCGTAAATTGCAATCCGCAGACCGGACGTGGACTCTACAACCGCCTTTACTTCGGCGTCGGTCAGATAGCCAAGAGACAGGCCGTTGGTGGTCAAGTAGCGGTTCTTTACGGCGTCCGTTTTAGCAAGTAGATTGAAGGTATAGGAGTTCATAATCGAGACCGTCAGTTCAGTGCCAGTCTTAGAACGGATAGCGTCCTTGACCGTCTTGAATGCCGCAAAGGGATCAGCCGTAGAGGGCTTGTCCCAAGTGGCTGTATCAGTCAGTGCGGTGTAGTTAGAGGTCTTCCAGGAGCCGTCCGTATCATACTTGTAGGTATAGTTCACGCCATTTGCCTTGATCGCAATACCCACATCGCCACCCTCAGGGAACAGCAGCTGCATAATCATGCGCTCAGGAACAACGTTCGCGCCGTCAATAAGGTCACGGGTATCGTCAAATACACGGGCAATCACCTCGGCAGCATAGGGGTCGCTAGACTCCTGTACCCGCAGCATCTCTTGGCGGTCCTTCTCTTTGATTTTATAGCCCTCGCGGAAGAAAGGCATCTCGGTCTCCAGTTTCTCAAATCCAATCCGATCACGGAAGGTGGCCTTCGTGTCGAATGCGGAGGGCATCAGAGAGACAGGCAGCCCACGGGAGCCTTTCAGCCAGGACAAGTCAAGACCAGCCTTCTTGCGGGCGGGGAACAGCGTAGCACCCAGGTAGGGAATCTGGTTTGAGGCAACCTCAGTCCAGTTTGCCGCAATCGCAGCGGGAGTAAAAACTTCTCTCAAATCCATTATGTATCCCTCCTTACTCGTTCACGCCAATGTTGTCCCGCAGGATAATGCCGGGCACGTCGAAAGTGGCGTCCAGCGTAATACTTGCATGGTCCTCGATCTTTTTCTTGTCCACAACTCCCTGTACCAGCAGAGCACCATTGGGATTCTCAGTCGGGTCCACATCATACAGCAGCATACCAACAGCGGTAGCATAAGAGGTAGCGGCCACCTTCTTGCCTGCAGCGGTCATGGGCATACCGGCAGGGACAGCAGCGGCTTCTGTGACACAAATGGGAATCGCCACAAAATCGTCAGCGGCCAGAATCTCAACGGTGCCGCCAACAGAAGTCTTGGTAAACTTCATCTGTTTCTCTCCTTTTCAATCAAAAGTAATGTTTCAAACCTTCGTTTGCATTTTTGAGGGCATCGGCCCGCTGCTTGCCCAGTTTCTTGGCAAACTCCACGGCCTCATCCTTGCCGCCCTCTCCACCACCAGCACCGTCAGGCTTCGGGTCCTGCTTCACCAGATCAGCCCGCAACTTCTTCTCATAGGCAGCGTTGGCTTTCTGCTGATTGGCAAAGACCACATCCATCTTGCCGTCAAACAGCGCCTCTGCTGTCTCGCGGGCCAGCTTCTCGTCATAGCCCGGCATGGCGATATAGCGGGCGGTGTGCTCGGCAATAGTGGACTTGCGCAGAAGTTCGGTGTACTTGTCCTCCAGCGCCTTGCGGTCAGCGTCAGCCTGCGCCTTTGCGGCCTCGTCATCGGTCATCTTGGATTTGAGCTGCTTGGACAGGTTGGCCGCCTCGGTAGCCTTGGCATCGAAAACTTCTTTCTTCACATAGCCGCTCAGATCAACCGGGTCAGGCACATCAAGCCCCAGCAGGGCAGTAACCTTGTCGGCGTCGCTCATTTCCGCGAAGCCCTGGATGCTGTCGGTGGAAATCTTCATGTAAATTCTCCTTTTGGGTTTTGTAAGTGTTCTCTCACTATGTTTTTGGGTTATTAAGCGTTCTCTCGCTGTTGGGAGATTTGTACCGCCCCTTCTCTGGGGCCATATTCAAACGGCTGGGCCGCTTAAATTCACTTTTTCTCCGCCGGGGTATACCAGCACCGGCAACCAGGGTGGGGCTTGCTTGGTATGCTCCGGATGGGATAAATTTTCCCGTCTCGTTCCTTACAAGCGGAGCACTCACGCCCGTCATTCATGGTGTTCCATTTCACATAGCGCACACCGCTGTCTTGAAATGCTTTCAGTGTGGATTGGTCTGTGACTTCCACCGCATACCATTCCGTCATCTGCGCCCAGTAGGAAAGGCCCCGTCGAAACTCTGTGACCTTTGCGGTGGTCGAGTTAATAGCCTCCGCTGTGCGGTCACGCTTGCGCTCCCATTCGTGGGAATACTGGTATTTCGTCACAGCGTTGTACGCCGCCAGCAATGCCAGTAACCACGCTAAATCAGGTGGTTCCTTTCCGTGCGGTTCGGTCTCCTGATACCGCTCTTGCGCCAGTTCAAGAAAGATTTCCTGATTATCATGGGCGAGGTCTTGATACAGTGTTCGGGTGACTTCCAGCACATTGAGTTCATCAAATTTCGCCAGCGCCGCTTCGTCTTTGGCGTCCTCAAACCGCTTGACCGCCCTCCTATTCAAAAGGTCGATGGCTTTATCGGTGAGGTCATAAGGGTTTTTGTTTTCCAAACAGTTCATCCCCTATGCGGTTGTATTCATCGAGAATTGCATCAAAAGCGGCATCCCATTCCGGGCCATGTTTAGCGTCATATCCAACGGCTACATGTGCAAGTTCGTGTGCAAAAATTTCTGTTGCGTTTTCAATGTCCACATTCGGGTCTACTAAAATTTGAATTTCTCCATCATCGCAGAAATTTGTGAGACCATACGCCTTGTCTCCATCGTCTGCTTTCAAGTCAGGCTCAAAGTAGCACTCGCACTCTTTTCCAGGATAAAGGTTCTGAAATGCTTGATATACCATGCTGAACGGGTCATTCCGAAACGGAGACATCATTGTTTCTTTCCTCCACAGTTATATTTGTGTCCCTGTTGGTATTCAGTTCATCTCTCAAACTCCGCTCCATCTTGCGTTGCTGTTCCTCGGCATATTGGGAACTTATACGGTAAGCCTCCTCTGGGTCGCTGAATAGCCCGCTGTACTGGAACGCCAACTTCGGATGAATTTTGCTATTGTTCAGCATCTCCGCTAGAACTTGCGCCTTGGACTGGATATTGGACAGGTTCTTGCGGGTGAACTCCGGCTTAATGTCGGATAGCTGCAAACCTAAATCGCCAGTTTCCCGGCAAATATACAGCACCAGCCGCAGGAACTCCCGTTCCGACCGCTCCCAGGTCTTTTCCGTGTCCTTGGCCCGGCTCTCAGCGGAAGACCACCCA